CCTTGCCTTTTGCCGCCCGGAAGGTGGAGTACCCCTTCTGCATCCCAGGCAACCGGCGGGCTTTCTTCCCGATGGCCGCCAGTTGGCGCTTGGTCAGCGCCTTCAGCGCCGCCCGACGGGCGACGATGCCTTTGGCAGAAGCGGCTGCGCCGACCGGGCCAGCAGCCAGGGTTGCCCCTACCGCCACCATTGCATCCATCATCAACTGGGGGGCTTGCTCGCCGAGAGCCTCCAGCCAGAATGTGCCGAAGTCAGCGAGGCTGTCGACATCGTCCCAGCTGTGGATTTCCGGGGGGCTCTGGGTCAGTTCTTCAAGGTTACGAACAACGCCCTCTTCGCCCCATTCTTCCAGGACATCGACACCAGTCAATGCACCAATGGCATTCGCTGTGGCGTAGAGGCTCCCTTGCAGCTGGTCAACGCCCCGGTCCCAGGAGCGGCCAAACGTCGAGCGCTCGTCCTCTGCCGGGTCGTAGTCGCCCTGTTGGATAGGAACACCGGTCTGATCATCGGTAGGGTCGCCTTGGGTGATGATCCGCATCAGCTATTGATTCCTCATGGTGCGGACCACTTCGACCTGACGCGCAGCCCTTTTTCGTATTCCTGGAATGCTTCAGGGGTAACCGTGCCCCGGGTGTCTTTGTCCAACTGCCACCAGGCGTTGCGGGCGTCGTCTTTCCGGGCGAGCTGGATAATCTCGACCGCCCGCTGGAAATCCTCTGTGCCCCACTTGGTTACCGGCTTGCCAATCTGCTCTTCAAACATCGGGCGGTTGTCAGCCTTGAAGATCGTGTTCACGATATCCGCCCGGGCGATGGCGCGGTTCTGCTTGGGATCGTCGCTGACACGCCAGGACTCGTTGACCTTGTCGAAGAAACCGGTGCCCTCGAAGGTGGTATTGTCGCTAAGGATAGTGTCCATCGCCACTTCCAGCGCCTTACCGGCGGCGGTGCCTTTCAGCTCCGCCCGCGCTTCCGCGTTGATGATGTCGCGGTTCGGCTGTGCGATGTCAGCTGCTGCGTTCCCCTCATTGATCCGCCGCTGGCTGGCGTTGTCTGCCGCCACTTCGTTGCGCACGGCGGTGTTGTTCGCTGCGACTTCGCCCCGGTTAAAGGCTACCTGCCCAGGACCAACGCCCATGCCCTGCCCGCCCGCAGCAACCGTGTCAGGAGTGAACCCCATCTGGTTAGCGGCGGCGGCTGCCTGGTAGTTGCGCAGGCCGGGCGGGGGGCCAGCGGGGGCTGCCGCTGCCGCTGGCGGTTGTGCCGGGGCCTCCGGGCGCGGCGATTGCCACCGCAGGATGGAATCGGTCAGGTTGCCAATAACATCACCGTCAGCCGGAACGCGGGTGCCATTTTCGCGGAACTCGTTACCTGTACCGCCACCGCCTGCTTCGGGAGCCCCGGCAGTAGCGGCTTTAATCCCGCCCCACATCCCCGGTAGGTTGGCCGGGTTCATCACGTCTTCGGGCGCCACGCCGTTCTGTTCGGCGAGGCCGCTGACCATCCGCATGGCTTCCTCCGAAACCCCGCCAGAGGATAGGTAGCCGCCCATACTGATGGCCGTCAGCTCATTCGGCGACAACTGGATCGTGCGTGGGTTACCGCCTTCAGCAACGGTTTCGTTGTTGGCGGTAGCGACAGTCGGCTGGCCGTTGACCGTTGACCGCCCAGTAACCACTACGCTGGTGCTCTCAGGGTCAAACTGTAATTTGACAGTCTCGGGGTCGATATTGTGCTGGCTGCCGATGGTCTCCAGGAAATCGGGATTGCGGCTCATCGTCGACAGGATAGTGTTACGCGCCTTCTCGTTTTTCCAGACCTTGGCCCAGTCGCCGCCGTTATCGGCATGGGTCGCCAGCATAAAGTTGCCAAGGCGCTTGTTCCCCTGGTCAGTGATAGCCCGGGCATGCGTATCGGCTTCATTGGACGCCCGGACTTCCATAATATTGCTTTGCGCATTCAACTGGCGAACACGGGCGGCGGTGTTCGTATCTCGGTCCCTGATATCCGCGTCCAGCCCTTTGTCCGCCATATCCAATTTTCGGGTAAGCGCTTCGTAGCGATCAGCCCATTCGAGCCTTCGTTGGTCCATGTTGGCGGTGGACTGGCGTTTTTCCTCCGCCAGCCCCTCCCGGAACATACCTTCCCGGGACCGGCGGGTATCCTGTTGGTTGACATAGTCCATGACCATGCCCGCGCCGCCCAATCCGCCGCGCAACAGCCCTGCTGCGTAATCAGTCATTCTCTATCCTCACATCATCATGGCGGCCATGACCGCAGTCGACGCCAGGCCCCCAAAGAGCTGGGTATCCTGGGCCGAGGCTGCTGCCCGGGCGTTGCGGTTGGCATTTTCGCGCCCGGTCTGCATACCGGCGGCATCGCTCAGGCCCGCCTGAGCATCCCCGGCGATACCACGACCGATGTTGATCAGCTGGTTGCGGAAGCCCCGGTTGCGGTCAAACTGGTTGATTCGGGCGTTGTTCATGGTGTCGGCGGCAGTGGATGCGCCCTCAACGCCCAGGTTTACATCCTGATTGGCCTTCTGCGCGTTGTTCATGCGCAGGCCGTAGCGGGACAGCTCTCGCTCGCTACGCTGCTTGGCACGGTCCAGGATGTTGCTGTCACCGGCCCGAGTGCGGGCGTCATCGATGATGGACATATCATCGAGTGAGGCGATGGCGTCGTTTTCGACAGGGATGTAGTCCTGTTCGTACCGCGCCCAGCCCCGGTCAGTCAGCTGAGCGAGTGTCTTGCTAGGGTCGTTGGGGTCGTAGGTCACCGAAGGTAACCCTGCGTCGCCCCCGGTACCGCCGCCGTTGGCGCCGAGGCGCTCCAGCAGCGCAAGCGTTTCGGGGTTTAGGTTTGCTCTCATGGGCCAGCCTATATAGTCAGTGCCTATATTCTAGGGCAAAAGCGCAGGCCCTGCACTAGGGCGGCCCGTGCTATTTTAGGGCCTGATCGATGACCATCCGCTCGTCGTGCAGTGCCCTTTCCCGGAAAGCGCGCTGATTCTGCAAATCAGCCTGCTGCATGCACTGCGCAAACGCATCGGTGCCAGGGGTGAATCCGTAATTGGTGCACTCCGCCTGTAGCTTCGCCGCATAAGCGGCGGCATTGGCTGCCAGCCGAGCATCCCGAGCCTCCAGCTCTGCAGGCGTCATCGGTGCTACGCACCCACTAGCCAGGGAAACCGTCAGGACGCAGCCTAGAACGTAGGCCCTTTTGGAAAGGACTGAGGTTGTTTTCGGTGATGTCAAAGTCAGTACCTTTGCTATTTCCGTCTGTCGCTCTCTTGTACGACGCATACCCACCAGCAATCGCTGCACCGGTCACGTCACCCAGAGCACCGATCCGTGCTTGGTCTCGGAGCCCCTGCGCATTGAGTTTACTCGCTGCTTTACTGTTTGCCAAATTCGCCGACTGGGTAAGCGTCGACTGTGACCCTCGCGCCAGGCCGCGTCCGGTCTGCATGACATTGAGACGGTCCGCATCAATGGAATCCCGGGCAGTCTGGTCAGCATCGACCTGTAGGCGCTTGCGGCCCGATTCAATCGTGCTGGCGTGTTCTGCAGCCCGGGCCGTGGTCCGCCCGGAACTGACACCCCGCCCGGATTGGGTATCTTCCTGCAGCCCCACCTGGCGCAGGCCCTGTGCCTGGTTTTCCAGGTCAGCATTATGGCGGCCCGATAGCATGGCAGAGCGCTTGTCGGAGTCAGCAGTTTTCAGCTCGCTGATGGCCTGTTGTTCCAGCGGACGGAAAGCGTCTTCGTAGCGCTGGTCCTCTTTCATGGACCGGCGGGCGAGCGCCTGTTCTTCCGCAGAAGGGCGTTGTTGTTTGGGGCTGCTGCTCATTGTCCTACCCTCTTGCACATCGTGACATGCGACTCGCTGAATCCCAGCGCAGGGAGAATCTTGGTCCACCCCCGGCGCCCGGTCATTTCAATATCCACGCACCCATGGTACGCGGCCCACGCCTCCAGCACACCGAAGAGCGGCATCCACTCCATCCGGGGGAGATCGATAGCCAGGGTTCGGATCTCCATGGACCATTTCAGGGGGTACTGGACAAATCCGGTCGTCACCGCGCCATGGACTCGCTTCTGCTCGTTATCCAACACCAGCCACAGATCCAGTGCGCCAGCCATCAGCTGGTCGCATAAGGTATCCGGGTCGGATTCGCCGTTGTCCCGGGCCAGTGCTTTGGCCAGATACGGGGCGGCAAAGTCGATCACCTTGCCAAGGTTCTTGGTTTCCACCCGTGCCAGCTGCATCAGTAGCCGCCGTAAGTGGTGGTGACGATCCGGCTGGTGTTGGCCTTCTGGCCGCGTTGCTTGGCTTCCTGGATACGGGCCGCATAGGCCCTGCTGTGCAGCTGCGCCTCGTTCGGGGCGTACCACTCGCTGTTGCGCACATTCAGTAGCCGTGCCAGGGCACCGGCCACAATACCATCGGCAAACTCATCCAGGACTGCCTCTTCCATGCCCGAGGCCAGCCGCACCGGTTTGATGGCCACCTTGCCGGTCAGCACACCCTCCCCACCTGTGTTGAGCATGGGGGCAACGACCAGTTCATTGGGGCTGTGATCCGCTGTCATCACGTATTTGGGCTGGGGCGCAGACAGACTGCGCCACGCCCCGTACTCGTCCCGCAGCATGCGCTCGTTGGCCGTTTTCAGCGGGGGTTTGTTCTCGCCGATGTACAGTTCCAAAGGGACCACGATCCGGGTCTCATCCGGTAACCCGCTGATTTCCACGGTAACGCACCCAGGGATCAACGGCTCCCAGACTTCAAACGTCCAGGCTTGGCTCGCCTCGAAGAAATCAGACGCGGCCACCTGCACTGCCCGCAGGACACTGGGCCGAGGGCAGGACAGCACTTGCGGGAGGATATCGGGGAGCAGGGTGCCGTAGGGAACTTTAGCCATCAGTTCGGCACTCCTTCCGCGTTAGGCGAGAACTGGTAGAGGTTCTTCAGGGAAATCCCGAAGGCTTCGCCGAACCGAATGTACGCGGCATTGGCGCGCTGGTCGTTGCCCTGCGCCTTGCTGTGCTTGCTGAACCCCCGCGCCAGGACATAATCCACCAACGCGGGCAGGTAGGCATCTGCCAGGGGGATGTTGTCCTGGGCAGTTGTCACCGCTGTCGGCTGCTTGACCACCTGCGCGGCCACCGTGGTTGCATCTGACAGCGGTGGGTATACGTCGAAGATATCAGGCACGTTCTCATCATACATATAGTGGACCGGCGCAGCCGCTGCGGTGCCGCTCTCCCACCCGGGCTCAACGGCATCGAGTCGGTCGCGGTCGACGCGGGTGACGCCGTCCAGAATACGTAGCAAGCGGAAATTGCCAGCGCCCAGGGCCTGCTGGGTTCCTGCCACCAGGTCGAGATCCTCCCGGGCAGACAGGGAGGGGTGGTGGTTGATGGCAATTACGCGCAGGGCGTCGCTGATCCACAGCAGCTGCTCGGCCACTGTCCAGCGGGTGTTGGCCGTATCCTGCAGGATCGTGCTCGCCCGGGTAATGACATCCTGCGCGGTGAAGGCCATATCAGTCCATCGTCAGTTTTATACGCTGCTCTGCGGCGCAGCCTTGCGCAGCAAACGCCAGCTTCTCGGGCAGCGTCCGGGGGACGCCCGCCTGCAAGCGGATAACTGCCAGATCTTTGGTGACAACGCGCAAGTCGCGCTCGGCGGTTACCGTGCGCATGCCTGCCGGTGTCTCAGATTTTGGGGGGCGCCCTTTACGGGGCTTGGTCGGTGCCGGTTCTTCCGGTACAACCGGGTCTTCACTTTCAACAAATGCCGCTATTTCTTCGGGGGTGGCCACAGTATCGTCCGCACCAGGGGTTTCGTTATCAGCCATTACGGCCTCCTGTTTTAAGGGGATGGCCCCCTCCCGAGAGGGAGGGGGCAAACACTCAGATTGCAGTGTCGATACAGAGAACGCCGAAGTCTTCGTCGCCGCCGTTGACGGGGCTGTGGAAGTCAGGCTTCAAGAAACCGAACATTTTCCCGATGGAAACGCCGCCCTTGTTCTTGTAGTCGAACCACTCTTCGTTCCACTCGGGGGTGCCGAGGTCACAGAAGGCCAGAGCCTGAGCACCGCAGAGCAGCGTCCGTTGGCCGTTGACCGTGGCATCACCGCCCCACTTGTAGCCCAGGTCACCGGCTTCGGTGGCCGTACCAGCTGTGGCACCCAAGGTGTTCGGCACGTAGCGGAACTCGTGGATGATCAGGCCGTCGGACATGACCGAAGTGGTACCGGCGAACAGCGGGTTGCTGCCACCGCGCTGGTACGCATGGCGCACGTTGGCGATGTAGTCCGGGTCCAGCTTCAGCTTGGCCATGCCGGTAGGGTTCATGAAGACGTGGTACACCTCGTCGCCGCCCTTGCCGCGCAGCCCCTTGATGTACTGCTCTTTGGCATACGCCTTGGCCAGCACCAGCATTTTGTAGCTGGGGGTGTCGTCAGTGGTGATAGTGGTTACGTCACCAGCATCGAAGTCACCCGCTGTGGCGTTCCAGCGCAGGTGCCGGTTGGCTGACGGCGCACTGACATCCCCGGCGAAGGCCAGGTCTGACAGGTTCCGGCCAGTGGGACGGACCGTGCGCAATGCACCATTGGCCTTCAGGGTGTAGGGCATACCAGCCAGCGTCAGGAACGCCATCTGGTCCATACGGTCACCCAGCCAGTAGCCCAGGACATCACGGCTCGTTTTGCGGAACTGGACGATGGACTTCTGCTCGGCCATCTTACCAGCGGACCGGTTAGCGTGACGCAGCATGTCGATAGTGATCACACGGTCGAAGGCTTTGATTTTTTCCTCATTGCCTTCCAGGTCGGCGTCACCGACAACACCATCTTCTTCCAGGTCCGGTACCAGAGTGATGACCGCCTGGTCGCCACGCTCGGTACGGGTCAGCTCGGTGATCCGCTGGATCATGGAGTTCACGCCGGAACCGGTGAAGTTGAATGAAAAGGAGTTATTGCGCGCAATGCGCCATACGTCGCGTGACCACACCTTTTTGCGTTCGGTGGTCAGCTCCGTGAAGTTTGTATCTGCCATGGTGGCATTCCTCGTGAAGAGAACAAGTTTCAAGTGATCGGCAGCGCTACGGGGCTTGCCTCTTGAACCGTCCTCCCTGTCGCGGAGGCCATCGAAACGTGCGCAGTCTTCACCCGGACTGGTCGGTGCCTGGAGATACGCAGCTCATTTAGTACACGCCAGCCGGGGGCGTAGTAGGCAGGTCAAATATACCTATCAATTATAGGCAGTGCAAATAAAAAAACCGCCCGTGCAGGGTTAGCTGTACGGGCGGTGGCCCAATCCTGGGGTTCCTAAGCCAGGTCGCCTCGCAATTCAGCGAGTTTCGATTCGGGCAAAGCGTCGAACTCCTCGTCGGACAGGCGTTCCAGATCAATCGTGCCGTCGTCCATACGACTGTTCGGAGCGCCGCCGCTGCGCGGAGGCTGGTTTTGTGATGCGCGCCCGTTGCGCTCCCGGTCCTGTCGGCTGGCGGCGGCACTCCGCGCTGGGGGCGATGCCGGTGCCGGTGCCTCATCGGTTTTGACCAGGTCGGGGCGATGGCGCTCCAGGGTGAACTGCACAGCCTCGTTCAGCGCCACCACCGGGTCTTCGCCGTCCGCCCGAAGCATACGCATCTGCTTGAATGCCCGCTCAGCCAGGGTGTCGTCAAAGTTCGGGCTGTCCGGGTTGAACACATCGTACTGGTTTTCGATCTGCTCTACGGCAGTGGTGTACTGCTGCTCTGCCGACTGCTGGTGCACACGGTCCACCGCGCTGGTAACCGCGTGGTCGGTCCGCGCTTCCAGCTCCTTGCGCATCTGGCCCCGGCCCGCTTTGATACCGGCGCGGATCGCGGCCTGCATCTGCTGGGCCAGAATCTCGGCGGCCTCTGTCTGCTTGCCGTCGATGCTGATGTCCAGGGCACGGGCCAGCTCGGCGTTGTCGAACGTGACATCGATTTCTTCGTCGTCATCGCCGGTTGTAGCGTCGTCCACCTTACGCTGGGACTTGAGCTTTTCCAGTTCGCGTTCCAACTCCCGGCGCCGGGCGAGTTCCCGATCCAGCCGTGCCTTGGGGATACGCGGCTCGTCCCCTGTTGCGGCTGCCGGTTCGGGCTCCGGTTCGGGCTCCGGTTCGGGCTCCGGTTCGGGCTCCGGTTCGGGCTCCGGCTCCGGTTCGGGTTCGGGCTCCGGCTCCGGTTCCGGTTCCGGCTGGGGCTCATCAGCAGAGCCCATATCCTCCAGGTCATCCGGCGACGGCTCTGGTTCCTCGGCCCCACGGCCTTCGTCCATTTCCTCGGCAAGCAAGCGCTGCTCTTCCGCGCTCATTTCCAGGTCATTGTCCTCTTCAGCGCCGACAAACGGCGAACCGTACTCGTCTGCTGCTGCAGCATTTTTCTCAGGGGGCATAGACTAATCCTCTATCGTTAGCGGTTGGTTCTCGGTTGCGGCATGGCCGCTTTCAGCATGTCCTGAGCCTGCTTGTAGCGGGAACTCAGGGCAATTTTCTCCAGGGCATTCTGGCTCTGTTCCAGGGCCAGGCGGGCGCGGGTCTCGAACCCTTCGCGCTCCATCTGGGCTTCATGCTCCAGTTTGGCCAGCTCCAGTTCCATTTCCTGCGGGATGACCCCGGCTTCCATCATGGTCTTCTGCGCTTCGGCGCGTTTCTTCATGACTTCGGCCTCCAAGTTGGCCACGTTCAGCTGCATGGTCATCAGTTCCATTTGCTGGATCGCCGTCTGTATCTGGGTCTCTTCCGGGGACATTTCTCCACGGCCTGTCATCTGGCGGATTTCATCGGCCAGTTCATGCTTCTTGGCAAGGTTGGTGTACTCAACCACCCGGTCATCCGGGATAGCGATGCCCATTTCGCGCAGGGTCACCGCTTCAGCGAACTGGGTATCGTTGAACGTATCCCGGCTCGGCTGGCTGGACACCACGATGGTGTACTCCCCTCGGCTCAGGTCATTGAGCACCTCCCCCTCTGCCGTGGGCACGTTGATCTCCATCTCTTCCACGTCACCCTGGCCCGGTTGGGGCAGATCGCGGGTGATACGGATAAGGCGCGGTTCGGTATAGAAGTCCCGAATCAGCTCCATGACCCGGCGAGCCACCAGACGCCGGGTGCGCGTCAGGTTCTCCATAGGCATCTGCATCTGGACACTGCCCTGGTTACGGCTGTTCTCCAGCGCCACCCCGGACACTTCGCCCGAGGTGATGATGCCCTGCATGGCGTTACTGACCCCGGACACGGCCTTGATATCGTACTCAGTCTGACTACTGATACGCTCCAGCCCGGTCGGGATATGGTTCGCCATGATCTTCTCCGGGGGTGCAGAGCCCGGGGCGCGCTCGATGACCAGCCCGGTCTTGGAGCCGTTGGAGGCCAGCTCTTCGGTGGTCATGTTGGTCAGCGAGCCCTGCTCCACGTTCCAGCCGCCGTTGGCCGTGCTGTTTACGATGTGCAGCACCTGGCTGCGTACCTTGTTCAGCTGCTCCTGTGGTGACATCAGGTTGGTCACCACGCCCAGTGTCTGGCCCCGACGGAAATAGGGGAAATACGGGACGATAGTGAACCGGCGGTAGGGAGACCACTCATCGTGCAGCAGCACCTTATCCGCCACCACGCGCCAGCGGATACGTTTCTCGGTTTTGCGGTGCTCAAACAGCCGCCACTTGGCCGCGAAGCCCCGGCGCTGTTCCCGGTTCCAGTTCGGCGGTACCCGCTTGCGGTCGCCCGTTGCCGGGTCCACGAAGAAGTGTACCGTGTCGTTGCGATAGAACTGCCGCTCCAGTACGCGCACCACCCTGATCTGGCGCTTGTCCGGGGTGCTGTAGAGCCAGTCGGCGGCCTCCTCCCCGGTGCGCTCGCTGAACGCATTCTCGTACTTGAACGAGTCGGACCCCTGGTTACTCTCCAGCCCCACCTGCTTGACCTTGTCGGCCATGGCTTTGCCGTAGTCGACCTCAATCTCGTCCAGGGACAGCCAGCGGGTTTTGGTCACCTCGGTCCAGTTATCCGGGTCGTAGCTCTTGGCGTAAGGGTCGGGGATGATGTCCAGAGGGTCTTCGACCTCGATGACGATGTTACCTTCCAGGTTGTCGTCGAACTCGACCCGGATATCAAAATACCCGCGCTCCTGGATCACCCCGTCGGCGAAGACTTCCGACTCCTTATCGTCGTAGTCGTTGACTCCGAGTACGTGCGCGGTGAGCTTTGTATAGGCAGTGGCTATATCTTCAGCCCCATCTTTGGCGGGTTTGTAGCGAACGTCCGCCCTGCGGGTGATCTGTTCCCCTAGCAGCGTGTTCACCGCTGGCAGAATCTGGTTAATGGTGAGTGCCGGGCGCCCCTCTTTTTCAAGAGCCGCCCGGTCCTCGGCCCGCCATTGCTCGCCCCGATAAAAGTCATCGCAGCGTTTTGCGCGCTCCATGTACTTCTCGTGGTTCAGGTCCTTGGCGCGCTTATACCGCTCCCATTCCTCCAGGGCCACCTGCTCTGATGAGCGTGTTGTCGCGTCTGTACCTGCGGACGCAGGGCCGTTGAAAGTCTGAGAAGGTTCCATTAGTGCGTTCTCCAATTACTCAGGCCGCAGCCTCAGTTGAGGGGATAGTGTCAAAGTTCTCAGAGAGACCCAGGTCTCCCGCCGTTGTCAGATACATCATAACCAGTGCGCTGACCTCGTCCATCGAGGTAGCGACGAAGTTGCCACCGTTCGTGTACACCACAAACCCGTTACGGGCGGCTTCTATCTGCAGGCTCTCGCCTGGTCGGTATTCGGCTTGCTCGCGCATGAGTGTTCCTCCTTTGTTATGCGCTCATAGGTGAGCGGGCGCTTATACTCCCACTCGCGTGGAACCGGGCGAGCTTATCCCGCCAGCTAGGTTTGCGCTCTTTGCGCACAGTCGCCGGATTCATAATCATCAGCATCTGCCCCAGCCAGGCGAAAAAGTCCACCTGGTCATCGTTCACGCCATTGGGGAACCGGAGTAACTCGTTTACGAAGTCTTCCGTCCAGGGCGCGTTATAGGGGATGTGTACTTTCTTCGCCTGCATCATCCCCTGGATCGCCCGAGCACGGGCCATCTTGTCCATTTTACCGGTGCGCATTTCGGTGTACCGAAAGTCCCACTGTCCACGTTCCTTCTGCATCTTGCGCAGGAACGGGTTAATGGACATCTCAATCATCCCCTTTTCAATACCCGTCCGGGCCTGCCGCCATTTTCTGTGGTGGTCCAGAATCTGGGTGCACAGATCCAATGACTCCCAGCGGCCCCGGATCACTTCCCGGAGCCACAGGTCGTCGTTCTGGTCTATCGAGGCCGTCCCGCCGACAGAGTAATCATTGACCTCCGTCTGCCCGATGGCCAAATCCCAGGCGGCGTACTCAACCAATGTTTTAGCAGGAGGTAATTGATCTGGATCAAAATAATCGTACCAGACAATATCTTCCCGCCGGAAATATGCCCCTTCGTCCGGGACCGGATTCTGCTGGTACAGCGCCGACCAGTCACGCGGCCCAATGGCTTTTTCTATCCGGGCCAGCGCCTTCTCGTCGTACCGGGCCGGGTGCAGGGCGGTGCCTTTCTTCCGGTAGGTCTCGTCCTCGTTGGCAATGGCCGGGTAGTCGATATGGTCCCACTGGTCCGCGCCCTCTTTCATCGCTTCCAGCAGGCGGCCAGCCAGGTCGTCATCGTGCCAGCGGGTCAGGATCAGCAGCACCCCGCCACCGGGGGCGAGGCGGGTGTATGCGGTCGAGGTGTACCAGTCCCAGACGTTCTGGCGGCTGGTCTCGCTCTCCGCGTCCTCCCGGTTTTTCACCGGATCGTCGATAATCAGGCAGTTGTGGACCAGGATATCTTCGCAGAAGAAGTTCCCGGTGCCGGTCTGCAGGTCGACTACG